TACCTGCCATGTAGTTGGCACAAGTGAGAATGTTTTCAGTAGCAAGAGTAACTTTTGCTTGGACCCATGCTGGAACTTGCATATCATCCGATTTAATCTGTGCTCTTAAAAGTTCTACTGATCTTTCAATTGTTTCGAGTTGATTCTTGATCATTCCACCTTCACTGTCCAACATTTTACCCATAGCAATTGGAATATGATCTTCTTTTATTTTTGTTCTTAATTCTTTAAAAGATTTCATTTTTTTCTCCTTTGCTTTCCATTCTTTTTTTAATGCCTTTTCCATTGGCAATAAGTGTTTGTAATAATCTGGAAATTCCATAACATGTTGAAGAGCAATACCGTATGCTTCTTCATGTGTAGTCACATGCTCACGTTCTACAGTTGAACCAATCTCTGCTTGTCGAGTAACATACTCAACAGACACTCCATGCTTTTTAGCAATCTCTTGTTCAGTAGGTACTCTTTTATTCATCGTTGTTCTATCCAGTTCATGACAGCAATCGCTGTTTTGTTTGAAGTTGTACAAGCAATTTCAATAGTTAAAATATCACTTGCTGTGCCCATAGAACTTCTACCCACTTGGAAGTTACCAGTAGCTTCATTATCATTTAAAACCAATCTATCGTTATAACCAGATGAAGCAAATCCCTGTTGTAGAATCGTTCCACCAGAAATCGTTGTAGCAGATGTGTCATATTCAACACTACTTTGTGATGTTGGATGTGCTGTCCAAACTGCTCCCGTTAGAGTTGGGTTTAATGTTAATCTATAATAGATAAACGTATTATCTAATGTTCCTGCTTGTAGATAATGTGGAAGAACAACAGCATTTAGGTTTGTTGACTTGAGGCGAATAGAAAGAACTGGGTAATATGTGTTTTGTGTTTGTAAAGATTTACCAGTGATAGGTGTGGCGATACTCAATGGAACACCTAAACTATCAGACATTGCTTCTTGTGAATGACATGAAGAAATTTGATACATTGTCGATCCAGTTAAAGAAGAAACGTTTTCCATTTCTACTCTCATTGGAACAAAAGGAGTAGAACACCAAGGGCTGCTAAGAACGTTGGCGTGATAAAATGTGTGTGCTCTGACAGTTTGATTGTTGATTACAAAACTAAATGCTACAGCACCAGTTCCATACCATTCGTAATCAACTACAAGCAATTGAGTTTTTGTTAAATCAAGTACATAACCAGAAGAACCAGAACCATCCATTTTATCAAAATTCCAAGATGATTGTGGAATTCTAGTTTCTGTTGGAGTACCAGTTACATTACTTCTAATTACAAAATATAATATTCCAGTAGCAGCTCTTTCAAAATAAAATCCATTGTTATCATCAAACATTCCTATTCTTTGTCTGATGCCAGTTGTGGCACCATTTAACATGAATGCTTGAGAATATTCTGCTGGACGACCAGGAACGTATCTCATTACGTTTCTAGTTTGACGAACAACTTTAGAACCAACAGTAGAAGTTACTGCTATGGCAACAGCACTACGATTTGGATCATGAGTAGAAGTTCCTCCAGATGTTAAACTTTCATCCCAAACATCTACTGCTTTACTTGTTTGGAATGTATTAAAAAATCCAGTTGAATAGGAAGTGATTTTCATCCTATCCTTACTGGTAGAAGCTACGTTAGAGATTACCGTGTAAAGTGGATTTGTTTCTGAGTTAACAGACGTATTTGCTGAGATTGGTAGTGGGTTCCCAGAATCATTATTAACTTCAACTGTCCAAGATCCACTTTGAGTTGCAGCAACTGTTCCATTAACAGGAACTGGATTTCCAGTATCATTTTTAATTTCAACTTCTGGTATTGTTCCTATGTTTACAGTTCCGTTTACTGTTTGAGTAGCAGGAAAATTTGATACCGATATAGATCCAGAAACAGGTTGTGTTACTGGAAAGTTGGAAACTGTAATTGAACCAGATACAGGTTGAGTTGCTGGAAAATTAGAAACTGATACAGATCCAGAAACTGGCTGAGTTGCTGGTAAATTTGATACAGTTATTGAACCAGAAACGGGAATAGGATTACCAGTATCATTTTTGATTTCTACTTCTGGCATTGTGCCAATGTTTACACTACCAGATACTGTTTGTGTTGCTGGGAAGTTAGAAACAGAAACTGAACCAGATACGGTCTGAGTTGCTGGTAAATTAGAAACACTTACACTACCAGATATTGGTTGGGTTGCTGGGAAGTTAGATACTGATACGGAACCAGCAACTGTTTGTGTAGCAGGAAAGTTAGAAACAGAAACAGAACCATCAATGGATAAAGATGAACCTCCATCAGAAACTACTTGAGTTGTTGGAAAGTTAGAAACAGAAACACTTAAAGGTTCACCATTGTCATTTTTAATTGGAATACCTTGAGCAATAGTGTTATTAATTCTAATACTATCAACAACGTTTACATCACCAGTGATGGTAATATTTTCCGAACCAAGAGAAACGTGAAGAGGATTTGCCTGATCTACAATTTCTCCATCTTTATTAGCAAGCATCATCACTTCAAAAAGTGATTTGCTTTGTCCATTAAATTCTTGGGATACTTTACTAAACTGTGCCATTAATTTGCAAATCCTATTTTAGTTACTTTTACATTAGTTCCACCTGTTGATGCTGCTAATACCTGATCTGAAATTTTTTGAATATAAATGATTTCATATGCTGCCATAGTAAAAGAACCAAGAATGGTAGTGTCAGTAGAATCTTTTATCATCAATGCTGATTGGACATTTTGATTATTGAATACTCTTACAAGAGTAGCTCCACCAACATTACTTGAAGTAGTCAAGTTAGTTTCTTGATTTAATAACTTAAGAACTTGCATCTGTTATTATCTTACCCATTATTTTATATTTATTCTTCTGGCAACTTCTTACTCATATCTTTGAGCATCTTTTGAAGATCAGCAGTTGATCCAACAAACATCGTATTGTTGACTGTAGTAGGTCCTTTACCTTTTACAGGAGCATCAAGATCTTTCATCTTCTTCTGTAAATCTATAAGCTTGTCTGTCATGTCTGAGACCTGCTTCATAGCGTTCACAGCGACTTCAAACGCTCTAGGGTGCCCTGACTCCTGAGCGACCTCTAAGGCGCCTTGTACCGCCTCCTGACCCTTCTCTATGAGGTCGTATAACTGACCTCTGGTATATTCATAATCCTTTTCGGGATCTTCTTTTTTCTTGGGTAGTTCTACAATAGGAGATTCTTTAGATTCTTCAATCTCAATATCAAATATTTGTTCCATATTTTTTTCAAACTCGTTCATATTTTACAATAGTTCGATACCTTCATTAAATCCAAAATCATCATCTGGCATTACAAGCAGATCATCTGCTTCATTAATAACACCATCACCGTTCTTATCTTCCAAAGCTTTAGGTGTGTAGGTGAATTTAGCATTTCTCTTATTCTCATTTAGATCACCAACAGTTTCGTAAACCATTGCCTTACGAATAATATCAGCCTGATTGAATGGACCGTAAATATAAGACTTAGCAGTAAAACTTAGATTCCAAATAATAGTTCTTCTAGTTAAGAAGTCTTCATCCCAATCATCTTCATAACTAATATTATTCAAACAAATTTGTACATCTTTCTTCTCATTCATATCAGGAATCATATTGAGAGTGATGTTGAAATTTGGTTGAAAGAATGGTAGAATCTGTTCTAAAATTTGAAGACCATCATCCTGATTCTTAGCAATAATTCCTAAATCAAAATCTAAATTATATGGCACAGGAACATATTGAACTCTTACTTCATTGCCATTGTCATCAACAATAGATCTATATTTTTGAACAGGACTAGTTTTTCTTGACGTATCATATGATACATTAGTTAATTCAAAATAAAGTCTTGGTAATACAATAGCTACTCTTCTTTTATTAGTAGTATCTACGTTCTGTTCTAAACGAGTTAAGAATTTTTGTTTTGGTCCATAAGCAATAGGAACCTTTTCAACTTCTAATACTGTTCCAGTATCTGGATCGACCTTTCTAATTTCAATATTATTGAATAAGGTTCCAAAACCAACTACAGTTTTTTTAATTGCTTCGTTATAAAAGTGTTGTCCTAGCATCAGATACTACCTGTAAAATTACCATATTCACCAAAAGGATTTTTCTCTGCCCAATCGATAAGATTGTCGGCAGCATTTTCAATTTCTCTATTTTTATCATAGTCATTATTAGTATTATTTAGAGAATCAAATGATCCTATTTGCCACATAGCACCACTGTCGTCACCAGTAATTGTATCTCCTTCTTTAAAATCACCTGTCCTATCAACTAGTTGTAGTGTTCTATTTGTAGGATTCCATGATTTTACTTTAGCAGTAATGTTTCCAGGATTAGCTGTTACCAATTCTCCTGTTGTGAAATCTCCAATGCCACCAGTATTCATTACCAATCCTATAGCAGAACTAAAGAGCAATTCAATTTCATCAATCTGCTCAACACCTGTATTGATATCGTCATCACCGATTTCATAAATTTCTGCTGTGATAGTATAGAAATAAATTTTACCTAATTGGAAGAATGGACTAATACGTTGTACAAATTTTATTTCATATAATGCTTTAGTCAAAGGAACATATAATAGATCTCCTTCATTTGGTCTTTCTGGTATATACAAAGTATGACCTGAAGAAGCTTGTAACCATCTTCTTTCTGATACAACAAATCTAATCTCGTCAGTAATTCTCAATCCAAACTTACTAATAAATTCTGATTGATTACCAAATCCTTCTACGTTTTGTAGAAGCATTTCAACTTGAAATTGATCTTTATATTTTTGATATACGATATCGTTTAATGCGTGTTCTCTTAATATGGTTCTAGGTAGATAGTAAATATCAGAACCAAATATTTTGATTTGTTCGTCTGTTAAATCTTGTAGAAGATTTTGTTCCCCAGAATAACCACTGTAGTATGTGGGAAAATAAGGACTAGTAGGCATATTATCCGATCATATCTATTGGTGGAAGTGTATACTTAGTAGGCATATCATCTTCTAACTGTTGGATTTCAGTAACAGCATCTTCCCAAATTTGTCTACCATTTAATGTCAATCCTCCAGGAAGAGTGACATTATTATACTTAATTAAATTTTGT